TTGGTTAGAGATTGTTAATGTACACGGATTTCCTGGATGGCTAAAAGGAGAAGCTGACTTCATTGTTTTTGATATGTTAGATTTAGATGCTTACTCTGTTTTCAGAAGATTGGAACTTTTGGAACTTGCTTCCAATGTTACTGAAACTACAACCAACAATAAGGATTATATGAAAATATATGGTAGAGAACAATGGGGACAAAAAGATAAGTTGATACAATATAAATTTGACCACATAAAACATTTAGAAGTACAAAGAATAAATTATTAAATATGAGAGGAAACGCAATCCATTACGAGGCCACAGGAGAATACGATGTAATAGACTTCTGTCAGCATTACAAATTATCATTTAACAGAGGCAATGTCGTTAAGTACATAGCAAGGGCAGGAAGGAAAGATGATGAGCTACAAGACCTATACAAAGCTAAGGACTACATAGAAAGAGAGATAGCTTTTGTTAGGGAACTTAGAAACAAAGAAGCACAAGATGCAAAAGAAGGAATAGTAAGTCCTTACAATTATAATTATAAAGATAGATAAATATGCCACTACCTAAACCAAAACCAACAGAAAAGCAGCAAGACTTTATGAATAGATGTATGGGAGATCCTACTATGAATAAGGAATACCCAAGACAAGACCAAAGGCTTGCAGTATGCTACACTAAATGGAGGGACAGATAGTCCCTCTTTTTTTTATACTTATATTTGTTTATTAACAAATAATGTTTATATTTGCGTATAACATTAAAACAAATAACAATGGAAAAAGTAATTGAAGACTTAGAGTTGATTTCATATCACCTCAGAGACACGGAACAAATCTTTGTTTCAAACTGGATTGACAGATGTGTAGAAACCATTAAACAGTACAGCAATGAAAGAGTATGACATCACTTGGGAAGGACTTGTGTTTACTGTTTGCGGTATATATGAGCCAGAAGAGAAGGAAAGCTACTTTGAGCCTTATGAGAAAGAGAGATTTAATATCTCTGGTATTTATTTAGGCGATGCTTGTGTAGACTTTATGTTGAATGAATCAACAACAAAACAATTAGAAGAAGAAATCTTAGAAACATATTACAGATGATAAAGTTATTAAATGGAGAGCTTTGGGAAGAAGAAGCGATATTAAAGAAAATGGTTGATGATAGTTTTTACTATGGTCATTTGGGTAAACACGCTTTGAGCAGCTCATCTGCGAAGAAGCTAATAGACAGCCCAAAGGCTTATCAGAAGAGTCTGTATGCCTCAAGTGATTCTCAGCCATTGAGAGATGGGAGACTTGTACACCTTGCAGTATTGGAACCACACAAGTTAGAAGACTTGGTTGTTATTGAAGGAACAAAAGCCCTTAAGGCTTTTAAGGAAGCGGTAGCAGAACACGGCTCTGAAAGTGTTTATACTAAGTCAGAGATGGATTCAGCACATTGGATAGCCAAAGCTGTTAAGAGTTGTAATGAAGCTTACGACTTATTAGATGGCTGTACCTTTGAGGAGCCAGCTATCAAGATGTTAAATGGATTACCATTCAGAGGTAAAGCAGATGCTATAAAAGGAAAGACAATTATTGACCTTAAGACCACAAGTAAGGGAGTACCTAACTTCAAGTGGAGTGCTAAGAATTTCTCTTACGATCTCCAAGCCGCTCTATACTTATCTTTGTTTGATGCTGATGAGTTTATCTTCTTAGTAGTTGACAAGGATACTAAAGACATAGGTATCTTTGAATGTAGTGGAGACTTTATAGAGAGAGGTAGAGAGAAGGTAAGACAAGCTATGAATATTTATAAGCACTTCTATATAGATACAGACCCATTGGATTCTGTACGTAATTATGTGCTTAAAGATATACTATGAGAACTATAACCATCTTGCTTAGTGGATTGACATCTATAATGTCAATCTTAAAGACAGTAGAGACTAATAACAATCCAGACTCAATAGGAGACAATGGAAGGTCATACGGCATCCTACAGATACAGAGAAGCGTTCTAAGCGATGTTAATCGTATTTATGGTACTGATTACCGACACAAGGATATGTTCTATGAGGAGGCTTCTGAAGAAGTATTTATGTTGTATCTTTGTTATGGAAGGGAAGTATTCCTTAAGAAGCATTGTAGATTCCCTACTGAAGAGGAGATGGTTAGAATGTGGAATGGCGGAATATACAAGGGATATAAATATAATCAAACCAAAGTTTATTATCAAAAGTATTTAGATGTCAAAGAAGGAATTAATAGATGAGTTCTATCATATGGCTATGTATGATTTAGCTCACGAGGTAACACAACAAGACTTATACGAATTACTTAAGGAGTACGAGAAGAAAGAGATGTACGAGCAATGTGCTGGCATCAGCCGAGCATTGAATACTTATAAGTTTGTTAAGGATTTTTATATAATTAAAGATAACAATGATAAAGGAGACTTTATCCAAATAGATTTTGAGCAAGATGGAGATTAAATTAGATTTTATAATTGACACATTACAGAAGAAGACAGGCCTTAATATTAGAAAGAGAACACAAATAAGAGAGTACTTTTTAACAAGAGCTATATACTACAAACTTGCAAGGGAATATACTTTTCATTCACTATCTAAGATAGGGGCAGAAGTAGGTAAAGACCACGCTACTGTATTGCACGGAATAAAGAAGTTTGACCTTGAGATGAAGAAGTACTACCCAGAACTTTATGAGTTGTATACTAACTTTAAGTTAAGATACCCAGTAGAGTTGTTTAACAATGATGATGACATTCCTGCTCCAGAGGAACTTACTGCTATAATAGAAAGGATTAATAATATGGATAATCAAATCAAACAAAGGGATGCTGAGATTAAAAGGCTTAACTTAGAGATAGACTTGATGAAGCATAATGGCGAGGACAAGCGTAGCGACATAGTGAAGCTTGTCTCTGAAATATCAGAAGACCAATTACCTTTGTTTATGGAAAGAGTTACAGCAATGGTTAAAATGATGAATACTACTATTGCTTAATGGCCAGAAGGAAAAAGGTCAACTACAAAATAGATAGAATGAATTATGAAGCCCAGCAATGGTGCTTTAAGAGTAACTACAGAATATACCCAGTAGTTGTTAAAGATGGTTTCAACATTCACATAGATGTAGGCCACAAACATTATGAGATAGGTCAGCTCCTTAAGGAAGCTGACTTATACCAAGAGATATGGAACTTATACCAAGCAATATATAACAAAAATAAAGATGCCAAAAGCAACTAAACATTCAAACAACATTAAGCCTACAGATGGTAGGAAGGGTAATGGAAAGAATAAGCAAGGAATAAAAGCTGTTCAAGTACAGAAAGCTAATATGACTCCTGCGAGGCTTAACCAAGCCAAGAAGGATCAGATAGGAACCTATGCTTTAAAAGCTATGAAGAAAGTCTTTGGATCTGAAGCAGAAGCTTGGGAGACATTAGCTGAGAAGGCTAAGGACTCCTTTGCACATATGAACTTACTGTTTCAATACAGATATGGTAAACCAATGGATAAGATTCCAGAAGGCAATCAAGACAAGAACAATGCACCAGTCATAAACTTCTTTGCATCACCTCAGCAGATTCACGAGATGGAAGAAACCATAGACATTGACTCTGAGGAAGTTGATGTTGACAAGTTAAACGAATAGTAAAAACAGATTGGTATATTTTCAGTTATCATAGTATGACTGAAACACAAGAAGTTAAGATTCACGAGAAGTATATTCCACTATGGCAAAGCGATAGTAGATACTATGTAATCACAGGAGGTCGTGGATCTGGTAAATCATTTGGAGTAGCCGTATTTTTATTAAACTTAACCTATGAGAGAGGACATAAAGTCCTCTTCTCTCGTTATACAATGCTGTCAGCACAGACATCTATTATCCCAGAATTTATTGAGAAGATAGAAATGATGGGAGTCTCTGACCAATTTAGAATAACTAAAGATGAGATTATAAATCTGACCACAGGAAGCTCCATAATGTTTAAGGGGATAAGAACTTCATCTGGTAACCAAACAGCAGCTCTGAAGTCTTTAAATGGCGTTACAACCTTTGTGTTGGATGAAGCAGAAGAGCTTGTGGATGAGGATGTGTTTGATAAGATTGACTTCTCAGTCAGATCACAAGAGAAGCAGAACAGATGTGTTCTGATTCTTAACCCAACTACTAAGGAGCATTGGATATACCAAAGGTTCTTCCAGACAAGTGGCATCCCAGATGGCTTTAATGGAATAGAGAAAGACATTACTTACATACATACTGACTACAGAGACAACAAAGCTAACCTATCTAAATCATTCTTAGACCAAGTCTATGATATGAAGGCAAGAAGACCAGATAAGTATGTACATCAGATACTTGGAGGATGGCTTGCTAAAGCAGAAGGTACAATCATTAAGAATTGGAGAGTAGGAGACTATATACAGACAGAGAAGACGGTTTACTGCCAAGATTTCGGATTTTCCACAGACTTGACGACCCTCTTGAAAATTTCAGTAGATAAAGACCTAAGAAAGCTATATGTGAAGGAGATATATGGCAAACCTGGGCTATCTACATCAGAAATAGCTTTTAAGAACAAGCAAGAGTGCGGTACAGACTTAATCATCTGTGATAACTCAGAGCCAAGGCTCATCAATGAGCTGAAGGCTCTTGACCTAAACATAAAGCCTACTATAAAGAAGCAAGGTAGTATTCTAAGTGGTATTGCACTAATGCAAGACTATGAGATGATAGTAGACAGACAAAGCCACGGAGTAATGAGAGAACTGAATAACTATGTGTGGCAAGAAAGGAATGAGAAGCCAATAGACAAATTCAATCACTACATTGATGCGATTAGATATGGCTTACAATACTTAGTACAAGGAATTAATTCTGGAAAATATGTTGTGAGGTAAACTCTTAAACATAGTAGGGGTGAAGACACTCTTAAACATAGTAGGGGTCTGGCATTAAGCCAGGCCCTTTTTTGTTACTCTTAAACATAGTACCCCCTTAAACATAGTAGGGGTAATTTTTTGTGCTTTTTTCCACTATTTAGACTCATTCTAAATTAGGGGTTAGGCTTGTATATCTAAAATAAAATACTTATCGCGCGCGCCTGTTTCTTATTATTACAAAGCTACTTTTAAGACTTAAAAAAAAACTACATTATTTTTAAAATTTTGTAGGATTATAAAAAAAGTTTTTTATATTTGTAGTGTATAAATCTTTTAAACAATAACAACAAATGAAAAAATTAATTCAATCTTTAGTAACTCCAGCAGTTTTGACGCTATGTTCAATAGCTCAAATAACTGTATTAAAAACAAGCCAGCAACAAAGCGAAATTATTTTAATAGTTTGTGGAGTTTTTAGTATTTATCTATTTTCGGACGTTTACATAAGTTTAACCACTAAAAACCAATAAAATGAGCAAAGCAATTAGCCTAATAAAAGCGCTCCCTATAAAGGAGCGCGCAAAGATAGCCGCCAGTCCAAAAGATTTTATAATATTTAAAGAGTGTGGAAGCTACTTTTTTACAAACGATCTATTGAGATACCGTGCGGAATATATGAAACGCAAAGGAACTTTTATCGCAATTTCAGTAATTAAAAACGAATTATAATGAGCAATAATACACTAACAAAAGAAACAAAGAAAGCCGTACAAAAGTTACTAAGTGACGGATCCACCAATGCCAAAACAAAAAAGAAT